CTCAGTTGTTAGAGCGCTTCCTTGCCATGGAAGAGGCCAGGAGTTAGAGTCTCCTTACCCGCACCAACCGAAGTTATGAAGTAGATTATTCAAAGGTACCAGAAGGTACCTTTTTTTATTTGTTCTGGAGCTCGCCTTGCGGGTTATTTTTCGTAAAAGAGAGGCATGCACCGCAAGGCATGTCTCTCTTTTGTTATTCCAACCGGGACAACTAACGGGTTTAGCTGTTCCGCAGGGTTAGCAAAACTCCTGATGGAAATGTTGAGAACGTTAACAATTTGACTTTTGCAAACAACAATCACCTTCCTGTATTTAAGCAAACGGCCGAAATAATAATCACAAGCGGCGACAGAGAGCTCAATACCGGAAGGCTGATAATAACAAGAAATGGAGGTACGAACCGTTCGTATCATACGCATGGTCCTCGTGATAGCGATAGTAGCACTACTCATGCCAGCGGCTAAACAGTCCCAGGAAGAGATGGTGGCACCGCTATCACGCAATAACGAGATTCAGAAACAGCAGACTATCAAGCCTGCTGAAAAACCTCAGCAGACGATATCACCAAAGCCTCAGACAGTTTTGGCGGTGTCCGAAGCAAAACCGTCAAGCACTAAGTACGACTTGATGCGTGCCGCTGGTATTCCCGAAAGCGATTGGATATCAGTAGACTACATCATCGAACACGAAAGTTCTTGGCGGCACAATGTTTGGAACAAAGGCGGCTCTGGCGCATACGGATTGTGCCAGAGCCTGCCAGCGACCAAGATGGCATCTGCGGGAGATGACTACATGACAAATCCCGTTACGCAGCTACGCTGGTGTCACAATTATGCCATCAGCCGATATGGTAGTTGGCAGGCAGCCGCCGCGTTCTGGAAACGTACCGACCCGCGCCCCTACCCGGGACATTGGTGGTAATAAACAACAAAAACAGCCGGAAAGGAGATCAACTCTATGGGCAAACTTAAAACAGCAATCAACAACGTAACCGTCTTTTTAGACAATGCTTGGACTATCATGGTCCGCGCCGCAGAGATAGTAGCGGGAATAAAGCTCTTTGGAGTCCAGTATATGGAAACCGCAATCGGGACTTTACCGATTGCACAAATCCTCGGAGCAATTCTCATTACTGATGTGACTGTCTTTGTTTATTCTCTGCTTCGCTCGCAAAGTGAAAAGAAGAGATGAAAAAACATATCAGTATTACACCGGTTAGCAAACCGCGCATGACGAGAAGCGATAAGTGGAATGAGCGTCCGTCAGTAATGAGCTATCGAGCGTACGGCGACGAACTAAGGCTGAAACTGCCAAGATATGAGCCGCCTGAAGCGTTTACGATTGAATTTGCTCTGCCCATGCCAAAAAGTTGGTCAAACAAGAAGCGTAAAGCCATGAATGGATGCCCGCACCAGCAGAAACCGGATATAGACAATCTAGTCAAGGCGTTTCTGGATCATCTCTGCGAGGATGATTCGTACGTCTGGAAGGTGTGTGCATCCAAGATATGGGCGGAGCACGGCGGAATAACTATCGAAACTTAAGGAGGAATCCGAGAATGGGAATCTTACAGCTTTTATCCAAAAAGAAAGATGACGAGTCTGAGCTTGAAATTCGCAGTGAGGACGAAGACTATACCGAGTGGCACGTCAAGCCAGATTTTGAAGCAAGAGACTTGTCATTAACCTTTCGGTCCCGGTCTGATGCGCGCGATTATAAAAGACTGCTGGCGAAAAGCTTTTACCATATCCATTCAAAAATCATTCGCCGGGATTGGCAAGGCGGATTCATCCGAGAGGAGAAAGAAGTTAGCTAATCATTAAACTGGTGCCAAAACGGTTAAATGGCTTGGCGATGCCCACCCTTGCCAAGCAGCAGCCAGAGACAGGTAAAAAATATGAACGATAGCAAGCACGTACACAAATGGGAGTGTCTCCGAGTAGATAAGCTTATTTGCCATAGATGCAATACGGTTGCGGAAATTGACACGTTAATTACTAACAACCGTAATGATGCCTATCTCAAAGCGAAGGTCGATATTCTGTCTAAACAGTTATATGCTGGCGACCTAAAGAAAGATGCTCGCGAGAAAGCTTATGCGTGGCTGATGGAGCATAGTCCGGATGCTATCAAGAAAGACGAACAGGTATCGCTGCTATGACAAGAGACGAAATGATCAAACGGATTGAGAGTGCGCTAAGACGTGCTGAACGCGCCATTGTTGAACTTCGCAAAGAGCTAAAGAGACTACGGAGCGAGGGCTAGGTTTATGGCGGTCGAGTATGTCCTGTACAAGGGAGAAGAAATAGTGGGAATAGGCACAGCCGACGAGCTATCTCGACGGCTTGGATTACGTCCGCAAACTATTCGAAGTTACTCCTCGCCTTCTCATATGCGCCGCGTAGAAGAAAGCGCCGATCCAGAGTCGAGGATTGTGGCGGTAAGAGTTAAACATGGAAAGGAAGATGATGGCGATGACTCAGAAAAACAACAGAGTGGCGATTGAGGCGCATGCTCAGCGTATTGTAGATGTGGTGGTCCGCAAAGCCGAGCCTGCACCTGAGCCGCCAAAGCCTGTCTATGAGTACTCGCCCGGTCGTCCGATGAAGTTTCAGAATATCGACGAACTACGCGCCATGATACTTGAATACTTTAAGAATGCAGCGCCCCACTGGGAAGAACAAACTGAGTATATTGACCGCCGCGACTCTAAGTCTGGAAAGATTATCATTGAAAACGGAAAGGTCGTCCAGGACAAGGTGGTCCGCAAAGTTAAAACCAAACAGAAACCACTCACCGTTACTGGTTTAGCTGTTGCACTAGGCACATCACGCGATGTGTTATTAGACTATGAGACCACATATTCAGAGAAATATCCAGAATTTTCCAACACGATAAAAGAAGCAAAAGAACAGATTAAAGCCTATGCAGAGGAGTCTCTGTTTGGCACTAATACTGCTGGCGTAATATTCAGCTTGAAGAATAACTGGGGATTCAAAGACAAATATGAGACCGAGAACACTAACCGTGAGGTTAAGTTCATTAACACTGTTCCGAGGACGCCAGAATCATGACAGAAATAGTCAAAGTACCGGATTACACTGCTTCGCCTCGTCAGACATTGTTTCATACATCAACAGCTTTTGAGCGATTCTACGGTGGTGCTGCCGGCGGAGGAAAGACTGCCGCACTAGTTGCTGAAGCAGTAACACGTTGCCTTGAGTACGATCACTACGCAGCGTATCTATTTCGGCGAACGTACGAGGATACGAAAAAGACCCTCATGCGAGAAATAGATAAACAGTGCCGTGCATATATCAAGGACGGCAACATGATATTTAGGTCGCAAGAAAAGGGCTACTACTTCACTGCCACGGAATCGTGGATTTACTTGTGCTACTACAACCACGAAGATGATTTTAATCACTATCAGGGTTCAGAGATACACATGCTGGGTATCGACGAGTTAACTCAGTTCTACGAAAGCTGGTACGACAACCTCCTTGGGCGCGTTCGTTCTGACGATCCAGACAAACCACTTACCGTCTTCGCAGCTGGCAACCCAGGTGGCGTCGGGCATGGCTGGGTTAAAACTCGATTTATCGACGCCGCCCCGCCTGAACAGATAATTTACGACAAGCGTCCGTACGTCAAGCGAGACGGCTCAATTGACTACATCGAGACAACTCGTATGTTTATCCCTGCCACTCTAGAAGACCACCCGAGCGCGTCATTCAGACAGTCATACATGCGTAGCCTACTGACAATGGCAGACCCAAAGAAGCGCGAAGCATATCTGTATGGTAACTGGGATCTGTTTGCTGGTCAGGCGTTTAGCGAGTGGCGTCGACATCTACACGTTGTCGAGCCGTTTAACATACCAGACCACTGGCCGAGATGGATGGCATATGACTATGGACGAGGAACGTATGCGGGTGCTGTTTGGCTGGCACGTGACCCAATTAGTCAACGGATATATCTTTACCGCGAATATTATGTTAGCGGCAAAGGTCCAAGGATCCAGGCACGCGAGATGAAGCAGCTTGAGCAATCTAACGAGCAGCTGCCTGTTAGGCTAGCCGACCCGTCGCTGTGGAAGCATATCGCTAATGCCGATGACGGAAAAACTATCGCTGATCGATTTGACGAAGAAGGCATCAACTTCACGCCCGCCAATAACGACCGGCTTCAAGGAGTCACTGCTGTTCATGAAGCGTTGTCTCTGGCACCAGACGGATTGCCATACCTGCAGGTATTCAGTAACTGTGTTCATTTTATCCGCACCCTACCGAGCCTCGTGGTTGATACTAAACGACCCGAGGACGTTGATACAACAGGTGAAGACCATCTCTACGATGCACTGCGCTACGGGCTTGTTAATGAGCGTAAGGCGACAGTTGAGGATTCTATGCCTCAGTCTGATCCGGGACTGTTCAGCGATGGAGGGTATTATGGGTAGTTTACCGATAAAAAATTAAAGGAGGGTATATTTTGGAAAGCTTAGATTTACCACAATACATCATTAACCTAGAACGAGCCGCACGCGATACGCCGTTTGGCGAAGTTGGTCCGTTCTATCTCATGAGACACAAAGGCGAGACCGTGGGTATACGCGGGCAAACGTCGGAGATTATCCGATTTAAAACTACGGCAGAAGCAGTTATATACCTAGTAGATTACATCAAGACCCTGCCGACCGACAAGTCCGGAGATATTATTTTTGCCGTTAAATTTACTAACGGTAGGGTCAAACAGATTACCACAACATCAGACATCACAACGATAATCGAGGATAAAGCAGATGACGACAGATAAAGCTAAAGCGCTGTGTAAGAACTGTGGTAGCACAAGACACTATCAGACGTTCTGTCCATTCAAAAAACGACAGAAAATATCGCAGTGCGGCAAACACGCAAAAGCGTGGGCAGCGTTCCGAGATAAGGTTGCGAAGCCGTACCTCGACATGAAATTTGGACATGTGTGTGCGGTCGCCGGATGTACCGAGACTAAAAACCTAGATGTTGATCACATTAAGGGGCGCGGCTCTCACCCACATTTGCGCTATGACGTCAATAACTTGCAGTACTTGTGCCGTAACCATCATCGACTGAAAACGGACGGCAAACTATGACGAAGAAGGCTTTACGAAAAAAGCAACGCCGAAAGCGTAAACAGCAAGCGATAACTAACGAAATAAAGGGAGGTAAAAATGACTAAAGAAACAGAATTGCCAGACGTATTTCTCTGGGCAAACAAAACAGACGGACGTAAGGATAAATTAGACATTGAGCTATTTGCAATCACCAAATCGTCTGAAATATTTCGCATTGACCATAACGAGGCAATCAATCATCAGCTGTTCGCACTGTTTTTGTACGACATCATTAGTGGAGTGCAAGTTAGCAGTATTACCGGCGTAAGGGTTGTCGATTATGCGGCATCTGAGGGCTACCAGAATACCCTACCCGCCATCAAGGTAAATGACGTGCCGGTTGCTGAAACGATCATGGAATATCTGGAGTATACAAATGACATCGACCTACTCGACTTAAATCAAATCGAGGCAAAGAAGCTACTGGCGATTTGCGCACGATTCACTGATAAAGAGACTGGCGAAAGCTTCTGTACATTCAAGCATATTCGCCCATCTAGCATACTTGTCGGTAATACGGTGTCTTACACTGTCTCGAGCGGACTCATGGAGGAGCTGAAGTCAGAATGCGCACTCAAGATAGACCCGTCGAATCAAGTTTTAGTATTTGAAGATACGATGTTTGTGTTCAATAAGTCCAAGTTTGAATCGATGTTTCAATACGACCCAGTGTCAGTCGCTGAAGCTCGCAAGAATGGCAAGATACTTGACGAGAGGCTGTCTATTGCCACGCCGACGGTTAGTCAAGGCATTGAGTTTCTCTGTAAAGATAACCGCACACTGGTCAAACGGCTCGCTAAGCTTGACCCCGTCAATATGACCCGCGATGTTGTTGAGGAGATAATTCGGGATTACAACGTAGATCTGATGACCGACGCCACCAACGACAAACTCATCATCATGGACGCTAACGATGCTAAAAAACTGCTAGATATTGTCGAGGATAACTTCGTTCGCGGCACTAACGGCACTGCTTATATCGCTAAAAATAAGAAAGAACTTGAGCCGAAGGAGGATAAATAATGTTCTGGACTATGACAATCGTGATACTCGTCGCATTCATCGTCGTTACAGAGATTGCGGTGACGCGAGAAGACAAAGAATGGCAACGCGAACGCGAGGTCAGACAGTACAAAGACAAAATCATCAAGTCCCACAAGCGGAATAAGAAAGATAGCGGAATATTTTAATGGGAGGTATTATGAAACGATACAAATTACTTAAAGATTTACCAACCTTCAAAGCGGGCGATTTATTCTACATATCTGAATATGGTGCTTTGGTTTATGATGACGGCGATGGTGGCGTTATGGCTTACGCAAGACAAACACTTGAGAAATTCCCAAATATCCTTGCCGACTGGTTTGAGAAAGTCGAAGAGCCGACGAACAGTATTCATTGGAAGCCGAAGTTTGGCGAAGACTATTGTTTCGTAGACGATTTTGCACGCATTACTCGAGCGCGTTGGTCCGACACTCATGTTGATGAGCAGCGCTACAAGCTCGGCATAATAAGGCGCACCGAAGCCGAAGCCGAGAAAGCTCTCGAACGTCAAATGGCTATCGCCACGCTTATGCGCGATTCAAACTTTGAGCCGGATTGGAGCAATAACGATCAGAATAAGTGGACAGCTTATTACAACCATAATGATAAAGAGTTGTTGATTGAGGCGACTGCCTTTCTGCAATATCCTTCAGCTATTTACTTCGACACATATGACAGCATTAAAAAATCCATCAAAAATCATAAGAAAGAATGGCTAATCTACCTTGGTGTGGAGGATAACTAAGTGAAGGATTCAAATTCACAAGAATTGTTTACTATTCACAGTATACTGCTGGAGAGTTCTCGAGTAGTTCTGGAGCGTCGTCTTGGCAAGTATATGTTGCGAAACATGGAGTTGCGAGAACGCCGTGATATCGTTGACGATTTGGTAATTGCCCTCTCTTCTGAAGTGTTGTCTACCAAGTTATGCGAGGATTCGTACGAAGTATCAGATGTTCAAACATTCCAGTTCCCGAAAGGCTCGTGGCAACATTTCAAATACAACTATATGCCTATGTGGTTTTGCGATATATTCCCCATAAAATATTTTGTAAAACGAGTAGAGTTTCATAAAACCATTAAAATCACTCGTCGAGAAACCTATCCGATGTGCAATATGGACATCAGGAATAACCCGAGACTCAGAGTTCAGCTGGGTACGCCGGTTATTAAAGACGAGGTAAAAATTAGCTAACAGAAAGGACACGATGTGAAAGGTGAAGTACTTGTATACATAGAGGGAACGGAGGATAGTTATAAGTTATACAGCAAAGACAAAAAAGCGGCCGACAGCCTGTATTACGACTTAGAAAAATGTCCGATTTGTATTGACCGTCCCGGTGGTTTCGTTAAAGTTGTTGTTGAAGAATTGGATGTGTTAATAGAAGCTATCCTTTACATTCATAGATTTAGAGAGAAGAGGCTCGAATGTTTCTACAAAAGTCGCCGAGTAAAGGAGTGGCGGGGCGCGACATTCCGAGGAGTTCTGTTGGGTGCGCTTATAAAAAGAAACTACGAAGGTGACAAAATAGCCAGTTTGATTGACTGGCTAGAATCCAGAGGGGCTATCAGTTGGAATGACAGAGATGCTAGAGCCGTGCCCTATAAATTAAACGATAATTTGATATTAATCTTTTCCTAGGAGACTCAATAATGGAACGTAAAATACTCATGACAATCTGTATCATCGGTATGATATCTGGTGCAGCTTCAGTGATATTTACTGCTATGGCTAAGCAATACACTGGATCAATATTCTATTTAATACTATTTTTCATTAACGCGGTTGGATTTTATGCCGCAAAGGAGGAAAAATAGTAGCCCCGTAGAACGTTTTATCTAAAAAACACGCTCTACGAATAAAATACGTAAACAATACGTAAATAACATGTATGTACTTTACATGTATTTAACATAAGGAGAAGCATATGACCAAACCACACTTTAGCTCATTAAGAATGGACTGGCGAACACCAAAAGCAGTCTATCAGGTACTTGATTCAGAGTTTCAGTTTGATCATGACCCTTGCCCCGCTAATTGGGACGGCAAGGTCGATGGGCTGACAAGCGATTGGGGGGGGTACAAACTACGTCAATCCGCCATACGGCAGAGAGCTACCAAAATGGATTGAGAAAGGCTACCGAGAGTGGCAGAAAGGCAAAACTGTCGTGTTTCTAATACCAAGCCGAACCGACACACGCTGGTGGCACGACTACTGCATGAAAGCAACTGAAATCCGTTATATCAAAGGCAGACTTAAGTTTGACGACCAACCAAATCCAGCGCCGTTTCCAAGTGCGATAGTAATTTTTAAGACGAACGTCAACTAGACAAGGAAAAGATGTAAAATATGATACCTAAAATTGAATGGTGCAATTGGGTATTTTCTTGCACAGACAACATGGACAACGACAGATGGATGGTAAAACGCGATTGTTGCGACGATGAGATATTACTTATCCGAGGCGACAGCAAAAACTGGAAAGCCTACCAAGCATCGCTATTGCCGTACCCTGTCGGTGGTGTTCCCGATGCCGGCTCAAAATGCCCTAATTGTCACAAGTATATAAACTACGTTAATCCATATGACGACGGTGAAACGTGGATGGAATAGCAAATGTCAACTAAAACACCATTTTACTTTAATTTGAAAAATGAATGTAAAGTAAATTGTTAATTTTGTGGACATAAGAAAGGAGATGTCAATATGAACAGGAAATTAGGAGATATTTACGTCCCAAGAGCTGTCCCGGTTGGTACTAAAATATGGTTTGGCTCACAGAGATATGGTTATACAGTGAGAGCATCTAATGTAGCATTTGCGGTTTTGACTAGGCCATTTAACGCTCAAAAAACAGTACTGTATACGATTATAGATTGGGAACTTGGTATACGTGGTCCTAGCAACCTGATTTGGAACACTGGTGCAGAGACTGATGAGGAGTGCCTAGAGCTGTTAGACATGCTCACCAGTGGCGAGATCGAAGTGAGCTCGCGGCGCTGTGTCAAATTAGACATTTCAAGAGGAAAAATAAATGAAAACTGATTTTAGTTCATCTAATAATAGTTGGAGTGACATAGCTATTGTCGCAATAATAACTTTAGCAATTGCTGCTTTATCTGCACTGCTTGTTGCTTGGCACCTTAAAATGTCCGAACAAGAGATTCAAAACATGAACACTGAAGCTCGCTGTAAAACAGTTGATGGCGAGATGGGTTACTCAAAATGTTACAAGGACGGAGAGGAAATATGAGTAGTAAAAGCTATAACAATGGAATGTAGGAAAGGAAATCTAATGCGTGAAATAAAATTCAGAGTTTGGGATAACCTAGAAAAGGCTTACCTTAACGAAAAAGACATAGCTATAGACAGTCTGGGCAATATATTTATAATTGAGGGATACGATCACAATGACTCCGAGCTATGGTATGCGCGAATTTTACCAGACCCAGACAACAAGCGGCATATTATCGAGCAATGCACAGGGCTAAAAGACAAGAATGGCAGAGAGATTTACCAGGGTGATATCGTTTCGGTTAGAGACAGCCCAGTAGCTGTTGAAGATGAGAAAGGTGTCTGTTTTGTTGCTTGGAGTTCAGTTTTGGCGGGATTTCTTCTAAAAGGAAGCGACGCATATAAGTTCGATGAACAATTACTAAGTGACTTAAAGCTCATAGTCATCGGTAATATCCACGAAAACTCTGAATTGCTGGAGGAGAAGAAATGAAAACTACCCCAACAACCATACTTGACGCTTGCTGTGGCGGTCGTATGTTTTATTTCAACAAAGACCACCCAAATATTCTGTATATAGATCGCCGGCGCGAAACCGTCGAGATGAAAGACAGAGACAAAATCAGAACACTAGAAATCAACCCAGACTTTGTTTTGGATTTTACAGACATGAAGTTTCCCGATGAGTGCTTTAATTTTGTCGTCTTTGATCCGCCCCACCTCATCAACTGCGGCAAGAATAGCTGGCTCGCCAAGAAATACGGCAAATTAGACAAAGACACCTGGCAAGAGACCTTAAGTAAAGGTTTGAGTGAATGTCTACGCGTCGTAAAGCCTGGCTGCGTCGTCGCTATGAAGTGGAGCGAGCGTGATATTAAAACCACTGAATTACTAAAGATATTACCTCAAAAACCAGCTTTCGGTGACAAATCTGGAATGACGCGATGGCTGTTTTTTGTGAAAGGAGTGGATGATGAAAATATCTAGTTTTATACATCAAAAAAGAATCAAGTGGCTGAAGTGGCGAATTGAACGAAATGGAGTTTGGCTTGATTGTGCAAGAGATGCTTACAGCCGTGCCTGTGCCAAGGGAATCCGGAGCTACCACGGGGCTCAGCCGTTTGTGCAGCAGATACTCCACTACGAGAATAAAATATTGTTATGTAGCGCAAAAATCATTTACCTAACGGAAAAAATGAGCAAGAGAAATGACGAAAAGTGAGCTAAAACCATCTATCCAGTGTGATAAATGTCATAAGTGGATAGGATACCGCTACTATTATGGCTATAATCATCGTTGTAGTGGACGTGTAAAAGAAATACTCAGAGATACACATAAAAGATGGCACTCTATAAACTCTACCCGAAACTGCAGGGTTCGAGATTACGGGATATATAGTCTTGCTGATAATTTAGACTCTGCGAGCGCAATGTATGATCCAGAAGCCAAATTCATAAGAAAGGAAATTGAAATGAAGAAAACTATAACAGACCTCCCTCAGCCAGAAGAGGTTACCCGAGCCACTGCAACTTTAGATTTAGCGAGCAAACTAGATAACATTGCGATTGCTAAATTAAGCAACTCCAAAAGCAAAAGCTCTACACCAAAAATCGGCAAACTGTGCGGCATGGATTTGCTACTTGATCTGTCTAATGCACCAGAGGAAGCGAAATATGAGCTGTATTTTAAGGCGCGGACTGCGCTTGAGAAAATAGCGTCCGAATAACTGGCAATTTCCTTCCTATAATAGTATTATTGAACCATGATATTAAAGCGTAAACTTACTATTGACAACCAGACCATAGCAGTTATGAATATTGACGGAGCCGACTATATATCGCTGACAGATATGGTCAAGAACATCGAGGGCGATGATCATATCAGAAACTGGATGAGAAATAGGGAGACTGTTGAATTTCTTGGTTTGTGGGAGCAATTTAATAATCCAAATTTTAAACCCGTCGAATTCGACGGGTTTAAAAGACAAGCAGGCTTAAACTCATTCGTTCTGTCCCCTCAAAAATGGGTTAACGCCACGAATGCGATAGGAATAATATCAAAGAGTGGACGCTACGGTGGTACCTACGCACACAAAGATATCGCCTTTGAGTTTGGTACTTGGATCAGCGCCGCGTTCAAGCTATATCTTATTAAGGAATATCAGCGACTCGTTGAGATTGAGAGTAATCAATATAATTTAGAATGGAATGTGCAGCGCATACTTTCAAAAACTAATTACACGATACATACCGATGCGATCAAAGATAAAGTTATACCGACAACTCCGATATGGAATAAAAGTTTTACTTATGCAGGAGAGGCTGACTTGCTAAATCTTGCATTATTCGGCATGACAGCTAAAGAATGGCGTAAGGCCAACCTTACCGAGGCGAGGCAAGGCAGAAACATTAGAGACGTAGCTAGTATAAACGAGCTGATCATACTGTCAAACCTCGAGACTCATAATGCGCAGTTTATTCGCGATGGTTTGAGTAAGGAGATTCGTTACGAGCGGCTGGCGAATATTGCAAAAATACAAAGAGAATCTCTCCACAGAGTAGATCCAATTAAATCAATTAAAAAACTGACTAATGAAACATATCACCTTGCATCGCGCGGTGAATTAGATGAGAGTCATAAAAATGAATAAAAAATAGAAAAAATGTTGGAGAATCTGAAAAACTCGTGATATGGTGAATATGTAATAGCCACGAGCGGTAATGCCGCAGGAGGCTCGCAGAGAAATCTGGGGGCTTTTTATTTTGGAAAAGAAATTATGAAAGCAAGCGATTTAGGTAAAGACTATCAAGAATCAAGGACAAATATGATCCACACGCACGAGACATGGCGCGTCTTACTCGATATTGCCTATGCCAAGCTGTCTACTGAAAAAGGTTTTAAGTCTCGTGTTCGCGAAGGTAGCTTGAGTTCTCTGATATTAGAACGATCCTCCCGTGTGGTAGCACAGCTACCAACTGGACGCATCCGCTCACTTAGCCGCCGAGACCAAGGCAAAGCAATGCTGATGGACTTAGTTTGGACTAAGTACGTTATCCCCAACGCCAAAAGTCAGTGGTCATTCATGACGAAGCTCCGTATGTGGGATTACTATTCCCTTATCTACGGTGCTATGCCAGTTCAGTACGATTACCGAGTTGACGAGGATTATGTCGGTCCTGATTTTAGAGTGATAAATCCAACGGAATGTTTTCCGCAGGTTGGCAATACTAGTTTGAATGATTGCGATGCTGTCTATATCGTTACCTACCATAGCAAACGCTATCTGCAAAGCCGCATGAAGTTTAAGGACTGGAATAGAGCCTCTATCCAGACTATCCTCAATAAAGCAACCGAGAAGCATCAGCCATCAGACGCTAAGGAAACGACTACTAACCTGCAACAGGAGCGCGGCGAAGCAACTACCCTACATCAGGGACATATCGCCCTAGTTACTCGCTATGAACGCGGCAAGAATGGGCGCTGGATTACGTTCGCACCAGATTTTGAGAATATTGTCGTTCGAAACATTAAGAACCCGCACGAATCTGGACGTATTCCTGTCGTGTTCAAATATGCTATCCCGCTTATTGACTCGCTGTGGGGCATGGGCGATGTTGAGCGTGGCGCTTCATTACAGCGAGCAATCGACACGGCCGTAAACCTAAACCTCGACTTCTCCAAGTTCAAGATATTCCCGCCAATGTGGTATAAGGGTGATGCTGTCGATCCATCTCTAATGCGTTATGAGCCAGGTGGCAAAATCCGTACTGCTAATGGACAGTCTGACTTTGGCTTCGTCAATCCAGGCGCTAGCCCATCAAATGAGTTCCAAACAACCTATCAGTTCCTGAAGGGTGCGTTACTCAATCAAAATGGTACGACTGACACCACGATATCCGCAAGCGACGGTCTACCGGGCTTTGGTCGAACACCAGAAGCCTTGAGCAAACTTGAAAAGCGCGAAAACGCCCGCGATCAGTGGGATAGAAATATGTTCGAGGAGGCTTATGAAGAGCTGGTCGATGGCATGATAAACCTAATTGGCACCAAGCAATCTGTTCCGATAAAGTTTCATGTCTTTGACGACGAGATCCTGGATATCATCAAATCTGGACACAAGGATCTGCTAGACATCTTCGATTCAGCCAAGAGTTACCGAATAGGTATCGACCCAGAGACTGGCAAAAACGGTATGGTTGAGTACATCAACGCCCACGGCACAGCCGAAATGAAGATTGACCATACCAAGCTGTCCGGTAAGTGGATGTATCGAATAGATGCTGGCACGACTGCCGCCAATGACCAGAAAGATGAGTATGAGCGCGTCTATAATCTCGTTGAGTTGCTGTCATCTCAGGCCGGTGCATGGCTAATGGACGGTGCACAAGAAGATGGACGTAAGGTCAACAGGACAGAGCTACTTGACCAGCTTATCGCAGCTAGTGGCATCAAAAACAAAGATAAAATCTTTGACCCGTACACTCAGGAAAACGACAAGACGAAGCCATTTACCCCAGAGATGCTCAATGATCCTCAAATAGTAAATATGTTACAGCAACAGATTCAAGGGCATCCCGAAGAGCAGCCGCAGGTGCCGCAGGATATACAGCAAAATCAAGAAATCCAACAACTTCAGCCGATGGAGGCGGCATAAGATGGAGAACATTTTAGACAGCGATATCAATTCCCTGCCACTCACACCAGTGGCTGAGGAGCTAAGCCTAGAGGCAAAAGTAGCAGAAGCCCGCCAGCGTGCTGAGGTAGCCGACATTGCTTCAATCCCGGGCTGGCCACGCATCAAGGAGCAGATGAAGCAGGACGCGTTAAATCTGAGGCTCCACAGAGACCTAGAGTTTGGTCCTAATGATTCTGATGAAAAAGTTGGCAAGGAGGTGCGGTCTAGGCTGTTAATGGCGCAGTGGATCGAGAAGTATATCGAGAGAATCGAGGGTGCGGTATTAGCTGTCGAAGTAATGACCAAGGAGGCTGAAGATGAACAGCAATCCTAACCCGTATGAGCCGTTAAACACGGAGTCAGAGCTAGTCGAAAAACCGCATTATGCCGAACTGGATATGAGTAGCATCGCGCCGCAACACAAACCAGACAGTGAATGGCGACAAAACGGCACAAGCCTAAGGTGCATAAGTTGCCAGAATGAACACGGTATATTTTTGCCGCCGGGGGCTTTCTACACTGGCAAAACTGACGAGAAAGGAATGCCTATCGTTGAGAAGAGGTTCTGAGGTAAGTTGCGTTTCCGGCTGGTCTTTTACCACCCTACTAGCCGGAAACGGAGCGTATCTCCCGCCGCGGACTGCGTAAGTGTCTTGGCTAAATTAAACGAAAGGATGTAGCATGTCTACTTCTAGCGATACCGGACTATCGGCCGAACAGGTCGAGGCGGTAGAAAATATGGCGCTAACAGACGGCGGAGAAGCAACCGCCACACCAGAGACGCCGGCTGGTGAGAATCAAACTACGAACGAAACAACAGCGACTGGTGCGGAGGGTGCTGATGGCGACGGTCAACAGCAGTCCAATGGTGATTCCAAAGCTGAAGCAGAAGTCGGTACAGACACACAAAACGGGCGTCCAGACAAGCAATCGCGCCTCAATCAGCGTTTCGCTGCATTAACCAGCCAATTGCACGAAAAGGACGAGTATATCGAGTCTCTTAAGCAGGAAATGGCACGAAAAAACCAGCAAGACCAGCTTAAGCCCCCTACTCCTGATGAAGATGGTAATTACAGTGCCAGCGACATCATGGACTATAACCAAAAACAAGCCCAGCAAGCTGCCAATACTGCAGTAGAGGCAATGCAGGAACGCTTGGATGGTGAACAGGTGGCGTCGCGCTTTGACCGCGAAGAGTCAGAAATACTAAAAGCATATCCTATGCTTGACCCAAACAATGCTTCGTTAGATCCAACGGATCCGAACTGCTACAACGAAACCTTAGCTAAGGCGGTTGACAGCTATGTCCGAGGACGTATTGAGCCGCATATTTTAGCAAGGAACGTCGGAGCTCTTAAGAAGCTATCGATTCGGAAGCTAGCCGATGAGTACTTAGAGCCTATCATGTCTGTAGCGCAAGCCGAGCGCGAGCGTGCCCAGCAAAGCCTACAGAACCTGAACGGACAAAGCTCTGGCATGTTTTCGTCGGCAGCAGGCTCAGGTGGCGGCGGAGATTCCTTAGAGGAACTAGAAGCAAGGATCGGAAACATTAGTTTATCGTAATCCATTTGGGTGGTAGTGGTTACAGAAAGGGCTGTTTAATATGGCTGACACTACTACTGCGCAGCTTCAGCACGATCTGCAAACCTACTTTGCGAAGAAAGTCCTTCGCGGAGCGGAGTTTCAGACTGTGCTTGACCAGTTCGGTCACAAAGAAACATTGCCAGAGGCATCAAGCAAAACGATCCAGTTTACCCGTTACTCGGACTTGGATATCGTTACCAACCCTCTGACGGAGGGGCAAGCCCCAGCCGGCAGCCAGCTGACAACTTCTGCTATCAATGCGGTTGTTGACCAGTATGGCGACTTTGTGACGCTTACTGACCTCGCAAAATTAACACCAAAACACTCATCTGTTCAAAACGCTCTGAAAAAGCTCAGCGAGCAGTCATCGAAAAGCTATGACCGTGCTATCAACAAGGTCATCATCGCCGGTACTGCTGTACGCTACGCTAATTCAAAGACCGCACGCAACTTGCTAGCTGACGCAGACAAGCTGACCTGGGCAGATGTTCGAAAAGAGGTTTCTCGCTTGCGTACTGCAGGCGCACCAACCTTTAAGGACGGCAACTATGTCCTAGTTGTCGATCCAGCCGTCGAGCAAGACTTGATGGATGACGAGGCGTTCCGCCAGACGGTTTACCGCCAAGCATCGAAGGAGAAATCCAACGAGCTATACAAGGGCGAATTAGTTTCGTTTGCTGGTGTAACGGTTGTTCGAAGCAATAACCTAATCACCGACAAGGGCGCATCAAACGCGAAGGTACACATTAGCTTGCTCTTTGGCGAAGACGCCTACGGCAACACCGACCTGCAGCACCTGAAAGTGTACAAGGAAGGTCCAGGCGGCGTGTCCGACCCACTTCATCAGAAGATGACGCTTGGTTGGAAGTTTGCCGCCAAGGCTGCCATTCTAAACAACAACTTTATGTGTCGTTTGGAATCCGGCTCTCTATACTAAACTAACCGGGCGGTAGCTTATACAGGCCGCCGCCCACGCCATGGAAGGATAATCATGGAAGGTAACACACCAAATACTCTAGGTCCTACTATGACCAATGTGCCGACTCCCCAGCCCCGCACGCCGCAGGCTGAGTATGCCGCGCAAGCAGCACCGGACACAACACCGACCGTCTCGCCAGCGCCAGTACCGACGCCAGAGACGCAACCAGCAGCGGAGCCGACATCAGTGCCACTAAGCGACCCGCGGGAGTTTTTGCATGATCCAGTAGAATCAGAACCAAAAGACGCACAGTACGAGCCAGACACAAAACCAGTGTATGTCCACGTCAAGCTGCGACGTACGGTGATGATTAACGGCAAGGGCTATCCAGCAGGCAAAGACCTGACGGTACCGAAAGAAATTGCCGACGAGCTGTACCGTATTGAAGAGACTAACCTGGAGTACGAAGCAGACCTGCTCCGTGCAAACAACCAGGTCTCTACCCCAGCGGCCGAGCTGAAGGTTTAACAAAAACTAAGACAAACCAAAAAATACACACAAAACATAAAACCTCCACTGATAGCGCAGGTATGACACGCAATCTACTGGACGCTACGGAGAACCCAAAGACACCCCGGCTCGCAAGGGTGTCTTTGCTATGAAAAGTATCTTCCTATTATAATACCAACAGCTAACCAAAGACCCACCGTAGCGACAAGCATACTATCTTTCCTCATAACTTGAGCCTCCTCGGCGATAAAAAACATAAACGTGAGGAGCGAAACTAGAAGCCCAGCGCTAATAACATTATACAAATCTGGGCGGTGGTTTATCATAGCACAATAAATACTAAATAATACGCAGAATAACATCAAGGAGTTATCCTTTATCCACTCAATTAGCCTCTTCATATGGACAAATCATACCATATTTGCTATAATGACGCCATGAAAAAAGGTGGTAAAAAAGAAAAAAATGACACGATGGTTACTAGAAAGAAGTGCCTCATCGACGTAGCTATCGTCGGTGTTGTTTGTTTTTTTGTCGGTTTTTTATTCTGTCACACAGCATACCCCATTCTATACCATAACAAGTTAGAATCTGACAGGAAAAACACTGAAGCTACCCTGGACTATAAGATACAGGAGCTGAGAGACTTGCAAGGACGAACTCCAGTCAAAAATCAGAGCCAGAATAAGTCTGCTTCGCATAGCAAGCACACTGTCTATGACATCACACCAGAGACAATGCTGGCTGAGGTGAACAAGATCCGCGCCGAGTACGGCGTCGCCCCCCTACAACTCAGCCCAGCTCTAAATAAATCTGCACAAGAAAAGTGTAGTGATATGGTCGCCAACAGCTATTACGGACATGACAATCCAAAAACTGGCGAGCATGGCTGGGAGATAGCCCTGAGAAATACTGGATTTACAACCGGTCTCCATGGCGAAAACCTATCTTTGGATACTGGATCAAAAGAAGAAGGACGCCCTGGCTACATCACAGATAAGACCGTTTTTGAGGGCTGGATGAAGAGTGCGCCACATGCTAAAGCTATTATCGATCGTAAATATACACTGACTGGTTTTGGCAAGTGCACTACTGACGAAACTTTGGGCGATAATGGGCACTGGTTCTTTGTCGAACATTTCTACAGCCCGACAAGCTAGAATTGAAAAACTTTCACAAAATTTGCCAAAATATTGATGATTTGAAAAAACGCATGATACCTTATAAATAAGCATGCGGTATTTCCTGTATTAAACCACGAGAAGCACCGCTCCGTGAGCCGCAAGCTCGGCAACGGCTTTGGACGACCGGTCGTACGGCGGACATCAGGACTCCAGAGGCGAAAGACAAACTTGTATTAAGTGTGTCTTCGCAACTGGACAGTCCAAGCGAAACAACAGCCCTTTTGCGAAGCGCAAGAAAGGGCTATTTTTATGGCAGAATATCAAGGAAACCCAGACTTCCGCGGGTGGCTGGCGGTACACGATCCGTACACGCTCGCCTACACCGGCAACGACGGCAGGATTGACTGGAACAAGGTCAATAACAACGGCGCAGACACAAGAATGATCAGTTACAACAAAGGACAGGCCGGTAAGGTTCAGCAGTATGTAGACGGTCTGCATCGACAATTTCAAGCTTGGGATGCTAAGCAGCATCAGCAACAACCTCAACAGCAGAATGGCATTGGCGGCTGGGGCTATAGCAGAGGCGGTAGCGGAGGCGGAGGTGGTATGTCAGCAGTGCAGCGACAAGCCATCGACAAACAGTGGGCACAGAATAACCGCTACTACAACGATATGCTCGGCTCTATCGACCCGCGACGCAACGCAGCACGAGCGGCTGTTGACAGGCAGGTAGATACATCCATCAACTCATTGAAGGGCGAACGCGACAGTGCCTTCCAGAACCTCGACCGTCAAGACCAGAAACTAGAAAAAAGCTACGCACGCGGCAAGCAGTCGCTGGGCGAGATGGTCCGCAACACCCTACAGGGCGAATCAAACAACATCGGTATGCTGGGCGGCGGCAACTCAAGCGCCATCGGCATGCTGGGTGTTGGCGTGGCCGACCTGCAAAACAGCGAACAAGGCAAGATGTTAGACGACCTGAACGAGCAGAAGACCGACATTGAAGTCAACCGTCAACAAGTACAGAGGAAGCTGGAAGACGAAGTGCGCAAGCTAAACGACTTCCGCCAGAGCAAGTACCAAGAAATCCACGACACCTTCAACGAGCAGCGCAACGAAATCCTCAACAAGATGAACATGAACGACAACCAGCGCGCCCAAGCTCTCGCTCAAGCGGGTGCAATATCGACAGCCCAAATTCAGGACGTCGATAGAGCTATCAACGGACGGCTAGGTCAAATCGTACAAACCTACCAAAATATCACTGCTCCGCAAGCGTCACTGGCGAGCGTTCCAGCATACCAAGCGAAAAATATCACTCAAGGCACAGTAGATAGCTCGAATATCAACTCGCCTAGCCTGAGCGCAGGACAAGCAACAGAATCAGTTCTTGGCCGACGCTCTGACGATGACGACAGCTACTTTATGCGTCCACGGCGTTCCGCAGACGACGTCCAATTCTAATAGCCGAAAGGAGCTAAATACCAATGTTTGACTTTGGAAAAATGATACGCAGCTTCTTCGGATGGAGAGACGACGAAGAAGAAAAACGCCGCGAACAGCAAAACCACCGCGAGCCAATCCAGCAGCACAACGATAATCCGCTAAGCCAGCCAAAGCAGTTTCAGGGGTTTGATGCAACACGCCTGTCTACTATTCAGCAGCCGCGCCAGCAGGAGCCGCAGCAAAACTTCTCGCCAGAGAAGCCCAAAACGCCAATGTTTCAACCAAACTTCGTAGAGACAATTGAATCGCAGCTAGAAAAAGCCAAAAAGTATGCCGCACTGGGCGATGAGAACGCCAAAAAGTACATCGAACAAAACCAGTCGAAAGTACAGCAGCAAGATAAGCAGCCAAATTTCTCGATAAATAACCAGTCACAACTACAATTACCACATCCGCAGCAACCCTCCCCTTTTCAGCAGCCAGCACAGCAATCACCGCAGATGCAGCAGCTGAATGAGACGGTACGCCGCAACAACCTAAACTCTGAGGACTACCGAAAGCGTCGAGACGAATTAACGACGCTACTTAATGATACCCGCGGCAACTGGACAAACGAACGGAAATTACTCGATGAAGCACAGCAAGGCATCACCTCTGACGAGCAGTTGAAAAACACCATCGAGAAGATAAAGAATGTTCAGTATCGCCAGAAAACTGCTGACGCTGCCTTGGGCGAATACGGACAATCGCCCATGATAAATTACGGTGGCAGGACACCGACACAATTCCTAGAAGACTTTAATAATATGGACGCCGGCAGGCAGCGTGAAGCTATCGAGCAAATATCCAAAAATTTGACAGATTACGCCAAGGTCCCGCACGGATTTACTAACCCCGAACAGCGCGCGAAGTTCGAGCGTATCGTCGCCGAATCGGAGCTGCTACGCAACCTGATTGACGACCGAGCAATAAAGAAAGTCCCTAACCTGGAGACTATCGGCAAGGATGCTGTTAGTATCGGCAGCAATATGATTGGCGGCATGACACAACCATTCAAAGCGGTCTATCGTTCAGGTGAGGCCTTAGTTAATCATAGCCCGCTTGATGCACTCACTGCGGAATACAAAGCAGGCAAGCTTTCAGAGGAAGAATATGCTCGCAGATACAACGCCATAGACCAAGAAATAAACGGCATAACTGGAGGCATGCAAGACAAAGGAACTCTAGACCGCATACTTCGCGCAGCTGGTACAGCTGTTGATGTCGCTTCTTCTGTTGCTCCTGTAGGATCTCTTGCCAAGGGAGTTGTCAAGGGCATTGCCCCAACCCTAGCTAAAGATGCACTGGAGAAAGGTATTATCAGCCAAGCAGCCGAGAAAACCGTTCCCCAACTGATTGCTCATGAGGCAGCCACGAACGCTGCTCTAGGCGCAGGCGGGTCGCTTCGAGCTGGTACTGACTGGAAACCTGAGGACGCCCTGCAGGAGGGACTTACTGGTACTGCCTTTGGTGCTGGAATGGCAGGAGCTGGTGCAGCTATTGGACGGGGCGCTACAGCGCTTCGTAAAGCGTATGTTGATGGCGACCTGCATATTCCACGTACGGAAATCACACCGAATGCTGGACGAAATGAGCGAATGCGCACAGCCATTGAGAATTATCCTATCGATGAGCCGTTTAATTACGGGCGCGTTAGCCAGAACACTCTAGACCAACACAACGCCATCCAGGAACAAACTGGACAAGACTTCGTAACCGACAGAGACGTAACAGTATATCCAAGTGCGCATAATGCACATGTTGAGAAGCGGATTATTCAGGAGGGGTTAACCCCTGATGAGTACATTACGGCCGCAGATAACGCCATCTATGGAGCAGACAGACAGCTGCTGAGAAGTCGCTCCGAGCGCGGACAGCAAAATGTACTATATGAAAATCCTGTAAATCCTAGCCGTGCGGTTATGGGTGAGTTTAACAATGGCTTGAGTCTAAAAAGTGTACAAAAGCTAGGCGAAAACACACTTAGTCCAGAATTAAAAAATACCGCTAAAAGCGGCGATAGCTTGGTTTCCAGTGATTCGCCTCTAGCTAGTAGACGAACCACTGGTTTAGCGTCAAACAACGGAGTTGGAGTTGTCGGTAGGCAGCTCGCTGACAACTTTACAGACGCTACGACTGCTGGTAGTCTAGCAAATAATACCCCAGATGTCAATACCAGCGACGTCTACAAACCAACAAAGCCAGGCTTTTTCGGTACAGCTCCTGAAGATTACCGCTACCGAATCGAGCAGACACCACGCGGCAAATACGCAATCGTTGAAGAGTATGCTGACGGCAGTCCATCACAGCGATATTCGACGCATTCAGACATTGCTATTGCTCGCCGTGAAGCACAGAGATTAGCTGAAGGACTAGAAAAACCAATCCAAGTTGAAGAAACTGGAAAAGGTTACAACGGATTCACCGAACGAGCGGCTGAGATTGAACTGAAAAAGCTACAAACAACCCGCCCAGAGTACGACTGGGAAATCAAGCCAGCCGAGCATATGGATAGCCACGATATAACGCGAGGTAAGTATGGTATTAAGGGAGTGCTACGCGAGAGTGACGCCCGCCTCGACGGTCCAAACCAGCCGGCGAGAACATACGAAGTTGAGGGTACTGTACCAAAAGTCAAGGAGGAGCTAGACCTCGGTGACGGCTCAAAGCTAATATCCACCACTAACGGGGACACCGGCGTCACAACAACCGAACGCGTCGCTCCTGACGACGCAGCAGACCTACAGGCGGTAGCGGCAGCCCGAAATGCCACCGATGTAGCCGATGGGTACAGAATCGATGATATTACATCACAAAGCCAAGCCGCAGACACCAACCCCTACCCCCAGGCGACCGTTGATAATGTTATCGACAAACTCAACGCCGGTACTCCAGCACAGCGCCGCCTAGTTCGCGATGAGATCCGCAAACAAACCGGCTATGACGTTCACGATATACGAGGTATGAAACAGTATCCAACCATCGTACAGTCAGCATATAACCACGTCGTCGGCAACCAGGAGTGGATTGACGCTAGCAAAAAAATCCACGTCAAGGGTACGGAAGCTAATCGCAAACCTGACCTAACAGAGTTTGCTCTAGCGAAAGGTGTGGACGAGCAAGGCAAGCCGATATTCGATCTGGTCCCGCTTGACGACAATAAACATACTATCAGCAGTACTGGTATGGTAGTCGACAAAGATGGCAAGAGTGTTGGTAGCTACGTCGGCATCGATGAGAACGGCAATCAACATGCGTATGTTGAGGGTAAACCAGTCAATTTGGGTGCTGTCGTCGGAGATATTGAGCGCTGGGGTAACAGGAATAACCCGCTTGCAGACATTGACCGTATCATCGACGCAAATGCGCCAGATGGCGCAACGGCCGCAGCTACCAAGGAATTTACCTCCGTATTCAAAGACAGCCAAGAAGCAGCCATGAAAGTCGAGCTGAAATCTCGCCGCGACGGATTAACAAAGCTAGAGAGCAAGATGTTGGATAACCTCCCCTCTCGACAGCTACGAAAAGACCTGACCGAGGATATGTTCGACCTCGTGGAAAAGAAAGTCGATGTCGCTGACTTGAACGCAAAATACGGCAAAGACTACGTAGACACCTACATGAAGCCAGCAGTGGACTGGTGGCGTACTCACGCTGACGATATCCTCAATAACACTAACCGTGTACTGGAAGCAAACGGCTACGACCCAATACCGCGCCGCAAGAACTACATCTCGCACATCATGAGCGACCCGTCATTCTTTGAGAAGGTTGGGCTGAAGATTAAGGATATCACTGGAATGAATGGCTCTGTGAGCGGTGAAACAATTCCTGGTGGAGTACGCGGAGGTGTCCCCGATGAGATAGTCGGAAAAACCGAAAACACCGGTGCACGCCGCAAGTGGAATCCATTTGCACAGACACGCCGCGGCGAACTAGCCAACAAGGACTTCTTCGGTGCTATCGACAGGTACTACGAGGCAATGCTCTATAACCAGTATATGACTCCTGCTGCTTCACGCGTGCGAGTAATCGAAAATGCTTTCCGAACATTCCAGAAAGCTAAGGAGATTAAGCTAGACAAAGCTATCGAAGAGCTCGGATTTAACGAAGCAATGGCACAAGTCGAGACTGGCAAGCCAAAACACAAGAACTTCAAAGAAGGCGAGCGCTCTCCTCTCATCGCCGCATGGCAGGAATATGGCAATATCCTTGCCGGAAAAACGAACGCTATTGACCGATTGGCTGTTGATAAAGGCTTTGGTAGAACTGTAGATGTTTCAATCAAGGCACAAGGTATCGTCGGCGCTAACACCATACCAGGCTCAGCCACGGCAGCCGTAGCACAGGTCCTAAGCGTTCCGCAGACAGTTGCCCGAGATGGACTACCGTCGTTCATGAAAGCCGTTAAGCAGATGATCCATTCTGGCTTTGACGAAGCAAGCGACCCGCTGAATAAATCTTCATTCATGAAAGCCCGCTATACCGACGCCTCATCGCAGCGGCGCGGCATCATCCGAAAGTACACTGATGCTGCCTCCATTCCGATGGAAGCTATTGAGAAGTTTACTGGAGAGCTGAGCTGGCGCAGTGCATACAACGAGGCGCTCAGCAAAGGACTAACTGGAGACGCGGCCATTAGGCAGGCTGACCTAGCCACCAAGGCGACTCTAGCTGGGCGTGGCATTGGCGACCGACCATTGGTCATGAACTCGAAAGTACTCGGCGTGTTCACACAGTTTGGATTAGAGGTAAACAACATGAGACTACAGTTCTTTAAGGACTTTACGCCCGCCCAGAAAGCCAAATTCATCATCGCAGCGGCCGCCGCTAACTACGGACTGAAGATGGTAACCGGACAAGAACAACTGCCAGACTTCCTGAAGGCGACGATAGAAACCTACAAAGATTTTACTAATGGCGAAGATGATGCTAATGACAACCTTCTGAATAATACCGTGCAAGCAGGTCAGCGTTTTCTAGGCGAAGCCTCCAAGTTTGTTCCGGGTGGCCCCGCACTTGTTGGAGCATTTATAGACGACAAAACTAAGAAAACCATTTTTGGCGAAGATTCAGATATTTCCCGTTACGGCACACCTGCTGTATCAAAGCTGATCAAGGCTGGACTTGCCGCTGGCGAGGGTTTATCGAGTGGTGACGCTGGTAAGATCGGCACCGCAATGCTTGATGTAGCCCCAACCGGTGCACAGATAAAGCGCACAATTCAAGGGGCTGCTGCCCTAAAAGATGGCTATACACAGGATAGCAAAGGCAACATTCAGACACCTGTTGACCGCTCGCCGACGAATATCGTTAAAGGAATGCTCTTCGGCAAGAATGCCCTTGATGAGCAGAAGCAGTTCTATGACACCAAACAGCATGCACTCAGTGATAAAGACAGTGCTGCGTTTAGAGAGATGCTATCCAACAATCCTGAAGAGGCTAAGCGGTATTATAGCCTCGTTCAGGATTCAAGGAAGATGGATATTCTGGAGAAGCGTGCTAAAAATGGCGACACCGCAGCAATGGATAAACTCAGCAAAATGTCTCAGGCGACTGGCTCAGACGGACTGCCCGTGGTGCTAAAAGCCAAGATTGCTCGCGGCGACTACACACAAGACGGTGATGGGACGATCAGAACAAAAGGCGGCGAAGTTGCTCGAGAAGTTCATAAGAGACTTGCTAAAGATTCAAAAGATGAATCAGACGCCACCTACCGCAACTACGTACTAGGCTACGGATTAAAGCAAAGAGGTTCGAGTGAAACAAGCAGCAATACCGGAAACGATATTACCGATAAACTATCTGCCCTCGCCGCTCAATCAAACGATAAAGCAATAGTCCATCAAGCTATCGACCTGAACAAGAATAAGAAGTACGCCGATATGCCAGCCTGGGTTAAAGAACGCTACGCTGCAGAAAATGGCATTGACAAGGAACAGCTAACCTATGCAACGCAGGCAAGCTATAAGGCAGATGTTAAACTGCAATACCTCAAAGAGGCGACCAAGGATATGTCGAATGAGCAGCTGGTTAACACTCTATACGCTGGACGCAGGAAGTCAATCGCCGACAAGTGTTTCGTAGAAGATTCTATGCTGAAGAGTTTCTACAACGACGGACGCATATCCAAAGATCAGTACCAAGCCCTGCGGTCCCTGATCATAGACGAGAACGGTAATGTTACTTCGCAATCCAGAAACGGTGGCGGAGGTGCTAGACGCGGCTCAGGCGGTGGCGGTGGACGACGAGCCGGTACTGTCAGTGGAATTTCAGTGCCAGACTACAACGTCAAGATGATGAAGCTCTCTAGCCCATACGGCTTTGCGAAAGATCCAAATGTGAGCCTCGGCAACGTCGGCTCAAACAAGAACATCGTTACCGGCATCAAAGCCCCGTCGCAGTTCAAAATTAGTAAGTCGGCGCTACCAACGCCGCGCGTAAGATAAGGAGTTCAGAATGAAAGTCAACGAGATACTAAAGAGTGTCCACGTAGCATACGAACAAGCGGCAGATGCGCCTGCACTCAATGATGAGGACGGGCAAATACGACTAAACCTGCTACAGAAGGCTGTACGCCGCTGGTCAACGGATAACGTTACTAAATGGAATGAGCTGTTTAGTGTAGGCGATATCGGTCCTATTCAACCTGGGCAGCGCGAGTATGACCTGCCGGAAGGATATTCGCTATCTAGCGGATTCTACCTACAGGGCAGCTCAGAACCACTGAATGTAAAGTCTCCTAGCCAGCTAACTGGCGAAGATGGCAAGTTTGTTACTATTCTAGGAAATCCACAAATCGGACACAAACTTCGGCTAGGTTGGATACCAAAATCTAGTGATCAGGAAATTGGCAAAACTATCATCGTTAAATACTATCGCGAGCCGTTTATTCCAACAAAACTAGATGATGTACTAGAAATGAGCGACCCAAACTTCGCCATAGCCTACATAACAGCAGAACTGTTCGTAAATGACGATGCCAACCTATACACGAAATATAACAGTGACGCCATGATACTCCTAGCAAATATGCGGCAGCGCAATGAGCTAGTTCCTGATGGGCAGTTTAGCGGACTTGAGGGCGACATTGGGATAGGAGGAGATTGGTAATGGCAGTACAAACTCCCCCACGTATGACAGGCGGCAGCGCTAAAACACAGAATATTATCATCCCGAATTTTAGCGGTGGTGTTAACAGCTATCTAGACGAGGCACGCCTACCGAATAACACACTCCGTTCTGCCGTAAACTACATGCTAAGACAGGATGGTGTGCTGTATCCGCGTTGGGGCACAAAAACGTTTTTCCCTGTTCTAGATAAAATGCCCGACGGCTTTGACAAGTTCACCGTAAAAATGCTAGCAACGGCCAGTGGGCTAGAAGAATGGGCGATCATCGTGGAAGACGGCGTCGTCAAGCGATCAAACGGCGGAGCATGGCAGGAAGCAACCGGAGAAAAGCTCGCACCTGGATATGAAGCAAAGTTCTATCAAGTGGACGATTGCGTATACATCGTCAATGGTAAGGATGTTCTGGCGTTCTACGACATCGCTAACAATAAGGTGAAGAAGTTTGAAGGTATCGACACGCCAAAAAACCTCAAGGTTACCAATTCTAAAAATCTAGCAACCGGCAGCTATTCCAACTTTTATAAAGTCTCGGCGGTCAATGAGGTTGGCGAAACAATGGCATCAGCTGAAATCTCCGTAAAAACCAGCCGTATCCGCAACCAGTGGCGCCAGACAGGCGAAGTTGAGGACTACCTGGAATTAACCTGGGATGCCGTACCAAAAGCCACCCGTTACAACATCTACTATAGCGACATGTCGAATGACGAAACGTATATTGACTCGGTATCGACTAACTCGTATCGAGATTTGGGGCGTACCGCGCAAAACGTAGCTGTGGAGGCTCCTGTAGCCGACACTACGTCCGGTCCCGTTCTTCGTGATATCACTGGATCGAGCTACCGTATATTTGGCGTTGGCGTAGACGATAAGGTCTACTGGGGCGGCGTTGGTAAATATATTAGCGCATTCAATGCCTTCTATGGCGGCGGGTGGGTCGAAATAAACAAAGGTACTGGTGAAATACCAATCACCGTCCGCAGCTATCGTGATGGGCGTGGTGAACCAGTAAACGTAGTGTTTATGACAACCGCATCTGGTGAGGGCTCTCAAAACCAGCTTACACTCACCTCGATGACTGTTGGTAATACATCGTTCATTGTACCTAATATTGCCCGGGTTGTCGGTTCTTACGGTACATACGCCGCCGGCTCAGTTACTGAGGCAGACAACAACCTATTCTTTACCTGCTCCAGAGGCAAAAATACCACTGGCGCTAAACCTGACCTGCTGAACGTATTGAGTACTGAAGAGGTCAGTCTAGCTATTCGCCCAGATTTTGATGGTATTAACCCGCTATATGGCCGCGGGATATCGAGTGTACACTTTGATGGAAAAATATTTGACGCCGTACCAGCCGCCCAATCCAAGGTCAATAATGAAATCTGGATACTGGACTTGCAGCTGAAGGCATGGATACGTCCGTGGACTATTGGTATCAAGAAGCTTATTACCTTTACTCCGAGCGATGGACGCGAGCGATTGATGGGACTTCGCTCAACACCGGACAACAACGGCAAATATCGAATTGTCGAGTTTAGTGAAAAGTACATAACCGATGACGGCGAGCCTTTTGTGTCTACGTTCCGGACAGGGCTACTCCACTTCGATAAAGGGCATATGAGCTGGGCAAAGATGAAGAAGACCTACATCGAGCTACTACGTGTGAGCGGATCATTGTCCATTACGGTGAGCGGCACCGGCAAGAAACGTGTTTTGCACACTCTGAAAGACATTACGGTCTCTAGTGCCATGGTAACGACCGGATTTAACAGCGATAAATTCAACGATTTTGCATTTAACGATACAGAAGGAGGACACGTAACTTTTAGCGACCCAAGTACTAAAAAATCACTGAAAATAAATAAGGTGGTCAATAACTACCGAGTAGACGGCAGATCGAGCAACGCCTCCTATGGTATAGCCACGATCACATCTGTGGTCATACCAAAGAAAGTACCAGACCCTGCCAGCTGGAAGAAGTAAATAACTAAAGGAAAAATGAAATGGATAAACTACGAAAAACTTCAAACATACCGCCTACAACATTAAGTGCGTCAATTAGCGATACAGATACGACGATTCCGCTATCCTCTACCGTAGGTGCGGAAACCAGTACGTGTATTGATATTGTCATCGATAGAATTGACGCCACTGGTGAAAAGACTCCTGACAAAATGGAAGTCGTCACGGTCCTGATATCTGGAAACAATGGCACTAACGCTGTTCGAGGGCGTACTGCCCCGGCTATGCCGCACGAGCAAGGTGCTGTGGTTGAGTACAATATCTCGACGTCGGTTCTGCATAATGATTTGATTGACGGCATGTTAGAAAACTTCACACCCGAGGGAAAGCTAAAAGATAAACTTTCTCTTGCCACTAAAGACAAAAAGGGTGTCATGATTGCCAAAGGCGATGGTACTTCAGAGTTCGACAAAGTAACGGCGGACATGATTGATTTTACGTCGCTACCACTAATGGCGGCAAGTAACAATAGGAACCCTGAACAAAACTACCTGGCTGGGTCTTGGACTGAAAAGAACGGCTCACAATTAACGTTCAAGACAACAGAAGATAATCAGAAGGTTATTCTCATAGCAAACATACAATGTTATGCAGGAGGTTACAGTAATTTTAGGTGGAAAGTCGACGACACGTATTCGTCTACCGTTCAAATACGCACAGACTTAGGTGTCAGTACCACTCATGCTGCTCAAGTAGTAATAGTTCATACAATTCCGACAGCCGGGACCCACAACGCATCTTTGGAAGTAAAGGCGGCTAAGAATGATTTGCGTATAGTAGACAGCGAAGGTAACGGCAGCTATGCTGTTATACCTGCTCTTAGTTAAACTAAGCCTACCAATCTCATACTGAATTCACTGACAGTAGAATCACCACCATAGTCACGCTGGTCACTACAGAAGGCACGTATATCAATAACGTCATCCTTTTTGAGTAACAAATCTACAGATAGACTAGGTCGAGGCAGGTGCAGTGAGTTGTCTGTACCGCGAGTGTGAGCGGATTCCTTGACTAGCTTATCATTTTTGAAGATGCCCACATAAGCAGTATATCCGGAAAAGAAACCGCTAGAAGCTATGCCTACGCGCGCGTCAACGTGATAGACACCATCTTTGGGTATTTTTGCAGTGAATGACACGGGATCGTACATATTAGTCGTATCGTAAAGCACCTTGTCATACTCTACTTTGTTATACATCGCATCATTACCTGGTACACTCCTACTCAATAGTTTCCATTTAGATGGTACTGCGGAAAACATCGGTATAGACGTAAAATCAATCTTGCGCGATTTTGTCCATTTTATTGATAAAATCGCGCAACGCGATATATAATACAAATCAGTTAGCTACAATGTAGAGACTGCCAATTTGATCTAATGGTGATCAGCGGCAGTCTTTTATTTTGGCAAAGGATAGCAAATGAAAGAAATAGACTTAACAGAATTTGGCGAAATGAAATCAGACGTAAAGCATGTCAAAGAGGCTGTTGACGAGATAAAACGAACACTTGCCAGCCAAGATAATGTTAGCCGTTCTGAACACCATGAACTAGCCACTCTCGTCTCCGCCATGAAAGAGAGTTACGATAATCGTCTAAATACTCTGGAAGGACAAAATAACGTCAATGCTGCCACGTTCACCGGAAAGCTCGGTAAATGGTTCAATGACGCAATGGTCCAGGAAATCGGTAAGATTATAATCGCAGCGATATTATTCCATCTCTACAATAACCAAATAACAATGCAAATACAGAAGACCCAAGACGAGATCAATAAGACTAATCATTATGTTAATTCACGACTGGATGCAGAGGCAAAGAAATGACCGTAATCGCCACACTGATATCACTAACCACAATCTCGCTTATTCTCTACCTGATTTTTCGAAGCAACAATAACGACAAAGGAGGACTACAATGAAGTTCGACAAATCCACCAATCAAAAAATATCACTGGCAATGGGCATATTGTCATTCTTCGCGGCGTTCGTGCTGTTTCAAGGAGATACATGGGGATTCTCCCCTTTAGCAAAGCAAATATTCTCGTCAATCACGGGTACAATTTCTTTGGTAAATATGTATTTCTTCGGTAGCACGGCTGAAAAAATCAAGAACGAAAGGAGCGAAAAATGAAACGAGTAATAGCATTTATTAAGCGTCATTTGGCGTCGGTCATTGTTCTCGCGGTGATTGCTGTGATTGGCACGATGGCAACACTAGCACATCAGAACGACGACGGCACGCGCACGTTTGACAGAAAAGCGCCAAAATACAGCGAGGCAATTGAACAGGCGCACTGTAAGGTCAAAGCTTCGACTGACGCGGCTATCGCAAGCACGCTTGGCTTCGATGCGCCACAAGACAAAGGCAGCGGCTGCGAACCAAAGGACAAAGAATTAGCACAGCTTGGCTCTGGCGTTTATTACAAGACCGACCTATCCAGTCCTACGGCGTTTGTCAATGCTATGAATGGCCGCGGATTTAATGAGGGCTACGGACTACAGTGCGTAGCAGGATTTAAGCAGTTTATGTTTAGTCTCTCAGGGCGTGTGGTGGCTACCCGCACCGGTGGCGCAAGCGGCTATGCTAATCAGGTAGGTGAAATTCAAGCGCTTGGCTTTACGTGGCATGGCGGGAAAGCTGGTATGAAAGACGGCGACTGGGCAATATTCGGTGGTGGACAGTATGGGCACGTCGCTATGTATTATCAGGGTAGGTTTTTCGGACAGAACCAAGGCTCAGGCAATATCTACGTTGGCAACGCCTTTAATTTGATGGATCTAGGCGGTTACCGCAACTCTATCATCGGCTACTACCGCCCTAACATCTGGAATGGCACCGCTAGCGCGCCAGCCGTTCCAGCAGCCAGCTCAAAAGCAGTAAACGACCAAGTTATCGCAGATGTTTTGCGCGGTGTGTACGGCAGTGGCAACGACCGCGTAGCTCGTTTACAAGCTGCTGGCTATAATCCAGCCGAGGTCCAAGCAGCGGTGAATGCTCGCGTTGCTACGCGAGCACCGCGAATCAGCGCGCCGGCTTCGACAGGCTACGTTCAGCGAAGTACTGGCGGTTACGTCGTGCGCCGCGGGGATACGCTCGGCGACATCGCACTGAGGAACGGCTGGCATGGCGCGAACGGATTGTTTGGTAATTCTGGCTATACCCAGCGGCTAGCTGAGCGAAATGGAATTGCTAACCGCGGATTGATTTATCCAGGGCAAGTTATAAATAAGTAAAGAAGGAGTCAAAATAATGGAAACTACCAAATACAACGCACTAGAAGAATTGCACAACGAACTGAATCGCGGTACGCCAGGCGATGAAGTTTCTCTTAATATCGGCGGCAAAGAGGTACTGAAAATCAAGTTTCAAACTGGCGGCACAGCTACTACAGAGCGTAACGGTGTATTTATCGAGGACTTGCTTATTGTCGCTTACGCAAAATTAGCAGGCTACAATCGAGAGTTGCCGTGCCGCGAAAACAGTGTGGCTCTTACAAAAATCGAGGAAGCTATCATGTGGCTGGCTAATCGCAAAGCTGAGCGTGAAGCTCGCGGTGTGTATGGCACTGAGAAACGTTGAACTGTAAAGTGATTCTTTATAGTTGAGTTAAAACCGCCTCGATAAGCTCCGGGGCGGTTTTTTGACATTTTTTCACAAAATGTTGATTATTCTCGCAATCGTCTGCTATGGTGGTAGTAAGCTAAACCCATTAGTTGAACCTCGCCACCATATTTTGGTGCGGGGTTTTCATTTGTCCCGACACTAAAATAGTAAAAGTTTTGAGGGTAATTAGTGGACGGTAATAAGGATTCTGATCCTCGTGTCAAGACCCTGCGCAAGAGACTTGGCAAAGCATCAGATTTAATAACAAACGACGCGTACCTACCTATGTTTCGAAACCGGCAGATACGCTATCCCAAAGAGTTCGAAGAGAGCCTGATTCAAGCTGCACGCAAAAAAGACCCAAAGCGATGGCTAGCTAAAGTATGGTCGTGCGAAAACATGATAGCCTCTGTGAAGATGCTGGCTAAATACATCGCACGGCGAATAGCTGAACACGCTAAGGAGGTTCATGACGCCAAAGTGGCTAAACAGATGAAGCGGATAAATCCAGCTGGACTATTGAAGCTGACTGAATTTAAAAAGCAGCGTAAGTCTACAGCTGGTAATTTACTGCTATAGAGCTGTTTGATTCTCTTCTCTAACACGGCGACGACCGTGTGTTTCTTGCTGTCTGACCTCTGTTTTTATATAACAAAATGCTTATATTTTCAAATAATAAGACTTTGTCGCACTGAATCTTAACCGATTCTTGTATTATTTTTTTAAGAAAGGTGGGTATTAAGCATGATTTTTATATTTTTTAGCCAATAAACAGCTCTATAAAGAACTATTTTAGTAAATCTTTCATTATAACGATCTTTATAAAGAGACCAGTGGAGTTTTTCATGATGAATAATATTTCAGATTGCTTTAGTGACTTTTTGCGAGACGAAGTCATATTATGCGACAAGAGTAGCAAAACCATAGAGCGTTACCAGTGCTTTTGCAAACTGCTGATCAATTTCTTAGGGAACAAACCTATCGATTCCGTAACTCTAGAAGATACCAGAAAATGGCGCGAAATGCTTTATTCGTACCAGAAGCCAGACACTGTCAGAGGCTATATAGTTTGCCTCAAGTGTTTTTTCAAATACTGCCAGCGCAAGGGTCGCCAGCTATTATTTGATACCGAAGATATTAAAATACCGAAGCGAGAGAAACGCACCCTAGATATTCCAACCGAAGATGAAGTTGAAGAGTTTATTTCCGTCCTAGCCATGAAGCGGCGCGGCTATTGTAATGCTAATAGGCTGCGTAATGTTGCCATCGGCAGACTGATCTTCTCATCAGGTATACGTGTTAGTGAGGTGTGTTCTCTGAATCGTAATTCCATTAAGAATCGCCAGTTCACTATCGTTGGTAAAAGCCGAGATTCACGGATATGTTTCATTGATTCTCAGACTGAAAAGTGTATCGCAGACTACTTAAAGATTCGCACCGACAATAACCCAGCATTATTCATTTCATACCAAACCGAAAAGAGAATGACACCAGGTAATGTCCGTAATGCCTTCGAGGCAGCCTGCGCCCGCTCTGACGGACAATTTGTCGGTATCAGACCGCACGCCTTGCGTCACAGCTTTGCCACGAAGATGCTAAACAAGCGTGTCGATTTACGTTACATTGGCGATCTTATGGGACATGCTGATCTAAACACTACAAAGGTATATACGCACTATACCAACCCTCAGCTACGGGCTATTTACGACCGCGCCCACGGCGAAATATAAGGGGTAATTATATAAAACAGCCACTGCTTATTGACATAAGCGGCTTTGTTTGCTATACTAATCTCATAATCGAAAGATAGAACATTGCATCATAAATGTTAGATAAGCTCACAGAACTTGGTACCTTATCTACGATGCATAACAAACGTTATGCGGGTTTAGCTCAGTTGTTAGAGCGCTTCCTTGCCATGGAAGAGGCCAGGAGTTAGAGTCTCCTAACCCGCACCATGAAAGACTTTTCAAGCTCTGAAAGGTCTTTTTTGTTTGTAGCTAATCTGTAAAGTACGCTGATTTCAGGAGTGTAAACATTTTCGTTTTCATCAACCCAGAATCCAGCAGGAATTAGCAATTGTTTACACTGTAGCAGCTTATCTTTTGGTAATTGCAAAAATGTCGCCACATTTGCTCAGCCCTCTCCAGGGCAAGCTCCATGAATCGAGCCTTGTCTTGTTCGTTTATGTCTTCCAGAGACTCAATCCTATTCTCTAGTTCAGCAAGTTTATTCTTGTGTGTCGATACTTTTTTTCATGGTATCGTCTTTTATAGAGGCATTCTAGGTGTAGTGGTAGCTCTGACTAATTCATCGACATGACTCTCTAGAGCCTGTATATCTCTGCATTGATTCTCATAAAATAAAGAGGGCACCATGCAGATGTTCTATGTCTCTAGCCATACTTAAGCGATAAACCTCAAAACGTTTCACGTAATGTTCTTTTCAGAACTCTATCATGCGAAAAAATCGCATTGCTTAAATGTGGTAAAACCTAGAACAATTATGATTATGCCGCATTTAGTCACACCTAAGAAACTTTTGGTATCTCTCGAAGCATTATTCAGAACTCAATCTAGATAGCTGTCAAATATCTAGAGTAAGGGGTGGTATACTAGGACTATGCCTGCGATTGACTGGAATAAATTTGGAGTAACTGGAGCAAGCAAACAAGACTCTTTTGAAGAGCTTTGCTTACATTTATTCTGCCGTAAGCACAGATTATCAGAAGGTGTGTCAGGTGATTTCAACCAAGCTGGCCTTGAAACAGAACCTGTCAAAGTTGGTAAAAAGACGTATGGATTTCAGTCAAAGTATTTTGATAATAGCGTTGGCTACTCGCAAATAAAGAAATCTGTCATTACGGCTTTGCAAAAATACGGAAGCTCGCTTGATGAGATATGTATATTCATTAATCTTAATGCTCAACCAAACAGGTCAAAGAGCGGCGAGGAAATTGCTAAGGAAGCTGCAAAATATGGCGTCACAATACGATGGTATACTCGCAGTAATTTTGAAGTAGCATTAACAAAGCCTAAGAATCTAGATTTATCATTTTTCTACTTTGGATACGGCTCTGAGTTTAAGTTTATAGAAGATAGTGCAGACCATACTAAACTAACACTGGTGAAATCAAAACAATTTTTAAAGTTGCATTTTTTGGACTCAAAAAATAAGCGTGTTCAAAATCTGGAAGAGACCATTTTAAAACTTTCGGAAAAACTAGTACTCATATCAGGAGACCCAGCTTCTGGTAAAAGTACCTTAGTTCATCGGCTCTTCTCTTCGTATTCGGGAATGGGCGAAGCAAGTCAGACGAAAATGGTAGATAAGATAATCTCAACCGGTGCAGTGCCTCAAGTTATAAATCTTAAACTTTGTGCAACAGACAGTCTGGAAAATATAATACGGACTCGACAAAGTGCTTACACTATCCAAGGTGCCGAACTAAAAATTATCTATTTGCTTGATGGATTGGACGAGATTAGCGAAGACAGGGCTGACCTTATATTGCTTCAGATGCTCGAATTGTCAAAAAAGAAAAACACTCATAAAATTATCGTAACTTGTAGAAGCGGAAATTTTAATAAAATTCAGCTCAAAAACTATTTCAAGAATTGCATTGAATTCAAAGTCGGACAATTAGTTATAAAGGATATTGATAGCTATTTTAAGGCGAAAGGTAACGCCGATAAACAATTGGCCTATGACTCACTAAAATTATCAAATCCAAAGCTAATATCCTCTATAACTGACGTACTAGGATTACTGCTACTTTGGGATTCAATTGAGCAGCTTAATAGCGATAGTACGGTACTGGACTTATATGAGTTAAAGGTGAAACGTGTTTTGCATGACCCGAATCACTACAAGGACCTGCCAGGGTTAAATCTGCCAAATCCGAAAGACGAGGCTATTCTTCTATTAAACGAATCTATATCCTATAAGTTTCACGAAAAGTTTCAATTTTTACTTCCGATACACGATTTACAGGAAATGGTCGGTACGGCTTACCCAAAGATTGATTACAATGCAATCAATTCTATTATTAACTATATAGCCAGTCTATTTTTTGACACCTCCTCTACAAATCCTCAAGAAGCATACTATGTCTATAAGCATCGACGCTACCAGGAGTACTTCTTTATTACCTTGCTCCAAAAACAATATACGGCAAATCCGAGTATTCTAAGAAAACTATCGATTTTATCTAATCTTGAGCTATTCCAGACATTCTTCATAAAGGGCTTACGCAAGAAGTATATCGAAGAGAATAATCTGATCGGTTGTCTTGACTTGAGCCTTCTAGACGTTTATCTAGGGAACCATTCTGGCTGGGGTGTAGATAGCCCTTACTATCTCAATTCATCTGACTTTATAAAGACTCTCGTAGACCAGCAGGACGCCGTCTTTAACGTACTATTTGAAGATGACAATCTGGACATTAGAAGTAAAGTTTTTGTCGATACCAAATTACTAAAATGTAAATTCCAGGAGTGGAAGCAAGATACCGATAGTCTGACTCATTATCGAGCCGAGCAAGTGTTGATTGACGGATGGCAGGAGGGGCGTTCACGTTTAATGAATCTTGTTGTGGACTTCTGGCAAGCTGGTCGAAAAGATATTGCAAATGAAATCATAAACAATATACGAGAAATTCAAACACTCTATAAAAAGAATAAATTTTTTAAGTTGCTAGACAAGCAACAACGACGGCATATTGTTGGCTCGTCTCACGATACATATAAATCTTGGATTTTTTACCTCATGAACATCCTTGGAGATAGTGCCGAAAAGATACTCAAGGAAAAAATCTTACCTATGATGAACGATGACGACTTTGAGTCAAAGCGTGGAGTTGCCGAGGCTATAAAATCCTATCTATCTGTTCTTATTGATAGTCAACCATCTCAACTGGTTAGCGTTATTGATAAGTTACCACAGCCAGTGCTTTTGGAGCTTCTTAAAATATTAACAAGAGTACCAAACCTAAAGCTATTTATTGAATACACAGAAATTCACGAAAGTGTGAGAAGATTTGTCGATACTTATGACTTCGAGCTAAACGAAAATAGCTATCATATTCTGTTTTTCAAGAAATACTTTTCACTAAATATTACCAAAGATGAATATGGATACCTGGACAAAAGAAAAGAGAAAATAGTAAATCAGCGAGATATTGACTGGCGAACACATGGTTATGAAACCGAATTTGCGTTAATCGCATACGTTATTGGCGACTATTCTCTAGAGCAAGAGATTGCACAGGCAAAAAGCATACATGGACTCGACCTATACAGTGAACGTGTAGTATATGCAACTCTCTATGTGGCATATATTTCTATGATTAAGGGTGACGCTAGTTTTGAGTACATATATCGTCAATATGCAAAATATTGTGAGCTGAAAGACGATACTCGCTACAACTCCAAAGCTCTACTATTTCCAATTACTGTGCTTTGGGCTTATATTTATGGTCACAGCACCGTAGATAATTCAACAAAGAAACTACTTACAAAAAGACTTGTTGAAGAGCTTCATATAAATAAATACAGTTTTTACCTCAATCTTAATACATATTTTCCGTCCTTATTTAGCAGCATTGTAAGCGAATCTGAAATCGCATCGTTCGAGACCGACCTAGATACTTGGACAGACGATTTTCAATCCAAGGTAGACCGATACCTAGACCTTAGTCGGATGTATAAGGGAGTCAACCCACAAAGAGCATCCGAACTATTCATTAAGGCCATCGTAGACGGCACTCTGCGGCATGGCTGGAGAAAAGACCCAATTGTTCACTATGACCTTGTCAGTGCTTTGGGAGTACTACTTGAGAAGCAGTGGCTGAGGGATGGTGAGTTGAACTCTGCTCTCGATGAAGTATGGAATCTTGTACTTAGGGCGTATGAAATATCAGATGGGAGTGGAACCTCTCGCGGCCCATACCGCTTTATTGAGACCGTAGCAAAATTTGATAGAGACATAGCAATTCGATATAAGGACAGGTATGTAAAGAAAGAAGGCAGGTACAGTGTCTCGAATTCTTTATATACCCCAATTCTACTATCTAGGGTGCATGCGGGTTTGTCTGTTGAGTCTGTCGAGGAGGGTTTTGATGAATTCCAAATGGATTACGATTATGAGGGAAAGCCCTACGCTGAATATTACGAGCAAAAATTTGTTGTATATCTCGAAATCTCTAAATCGGAGCTATACTCTGACGAAGAGAAAGTCGAGGTACTCAATAAAGCCAATGAGCAAATTGCATCTATGCAGAGCAAGGGGCTGACATATTACCTCTCTGACACTTATTATGAAGAAGAAGTACAAGATTTTTTAGAACTGTGTAAAAAGTTCAATATCAAACCTAATATTAAGCTAGAGCAAAAACGTGATTCAATACCCACAAGGAAATACTCCTCTAGTAATGAACAGAGATTTCGGGATGAGCTAAAAGACGCAAAGACTAAACAGAAAATACGAGGTGCATACAAGAGGCTCAGAAACTACAAGAATGAAATATCTCTCAAGGATGCTAAGTCGTGGGAAGTACTTATCGATAAGACATACGAGTTATTTGGAAATATTAACTTATTTATAGAGTACCTGGAGAGCATTAGCTATCCTCATTCGGATTATTATTTTTCAGGTGGAAAATATGCTCATCTGGGTCTTGCGTACACACTTGAAAACCCTAATTACAAGCAAGAGACTTTAGATTATCTATACTTTAATGGAGGACATGGCGGTTTTGGTAATCTTATTAAAACCTACGCTTATTTAAACGACCGAGAGATGACAATCAATCTATTTAATAGGTATATAGCCCTGTGTAAGTTGTTGACCGAATAAGTCAGTGTCTAGTGTAAGTCTACTATTGGATGCAGTATTAATTCTCCCCTCAAGAATTGAGCATACTCAACTGCTAGAATATCCCTCCATCTACTGTTTCAGCTTCGATTTCGTGTAAACATTTACCCACGACTCGCACCAATTTAGAGTGTCGAGCTTTAAGCTCGGTTTTTTAATATATTAATGTTTTAAATTGGTGAATATAGTTCTATACTAATATTGC